CCAACGCAATGGTAGAATCAACCGCACATCATCAGAGTGGGAAGTAATCACTGTGCAAGACATACTTGTGGCAGGCTCCATTGAGCAGAGGCAGTACGACATGCTAAAGCAAAAAGGAAATGTTGCAGGAGCAATCCTTGATGGCTCTGGAATTAATTCCAAGGGTGGGGTTGACTTAACTGTGGGTAGTCTTATAGACTTCCTAACAACCAAATTAATTTAGGAGAAATAAATTGGCAAACACAGCACCAGAAGAGGGCGTACGTTTCTCAGGTCCAGATGACCTAGAGTCACAGGTACGTGAGTACATCAAACTTAAATCAACAATGGAAGTCCTAGAGACCCGTCAGAAAGAACTTCGTGAGAAGTTGTTTGAAAAGATTGACGAGAATGGTTTTGAAGACGACAAGGGTAACGTAATCCTTGAACTAGCATCCACCATTGAAGAGGTAGTACGCCTAGAAAAGCAGCGTCGAGTAACTCGTAAGATTGACGAGACCAAGGCAGATGAAATCATTGCTGAAAAGCAACTTGAAGACACTGTCTATGAGATGAAGCGAGTCATTAATGAGGACGCTTTGATGGCTGCTCATTATGAGGGAAAGATTTCAGAAGACGAAATCGACGAGATGTTCCCTGCAAAAATTGTTTGGGCTCTAACTACCAAAAAGAAGTAATAGATTTAATGGCTGGATTACGCAGCGATAAAGAAATCCTTAAAGCATTTGAGGGTTTGAATCTCGCTCCTGGGTCTAAACAACCTAGACGTACTGTGACTGAGAAGTCCCAGAAAATCCGTGCCAAAATTCTTGGTGAATCTAATGGTTGGGATAAATCCCCAATCATTAAAGTCATCAAGGGAGCAGAGACAGAGTTATTTACTGTTGGTGCACTAGCACTAGCATTAGAGAAACAAGTTGTCACTATCCGATTCTGGGAGAAGAAAGGATTTTTTCCTAACGCTCCCTACCGCCTACGTTCAAAAAGTTTGAATGGGAATAAAGTAAATGGTAATCGAGTTTATACTCGTGAACTAATTGAAATTGCTATTCAAGAGTTTAACCAACGTGGACTTCTCGGCTCCGCTCGTATAGAATGGAGTAAACACGAAGACTTGACTGACGCAATAGTAAAGCGTTGGAAAGAATCCGTGGAGAAACCCTGAGAGTCACCCGACCTCATAACCAACCGAGACCGCAAGGCTCACTACCAAATAAGGAGATGGTCATTATGACTATCAACAAGCCAATCATTGACGCAGATGATTACTTGACGGACGACATCGAAGATGTTGCTCCGAAACACGGCACAACCGTCCAAGCAGGATGGGCTGCTGCCGATGCTCTACTAAAGCCTAAGAAGGATTCTGGTGAATACGCTAGTGACTTCCGCTTTACTGAGCAAGCCCAACTCATTCGCTTTCTAGAGGATGAGCCGTTCTCCGTTTACTTCCAGCACTGGATTGACCGTGATGGCAAGAAGTCGTTTGTATGTCTAGGCGATGACTGCCCTCTCTGCACCATTGCAGGCGACAAGCCACGTGGCAAGTTTGCTTTCAATGTCCTTGTCCTATCGGACGAGGAGCCAGGTGTCATGATTTTGACAGCCCCTCCAACACTGGCACGCCAGTTAAAGGCTGCAAATGACGATACCAAGCGTGGTCCGTTGACCAAGTACTACTGGGCAATCTCTCGTCAGGGTTCAGGTCCTCAGACCACTTACACGCTTGACCGTGTTCGTGGCACCGACCTTGCCGAAGAGTGGGAACTCGACCAAGAGGATGTGGAAGACCTAGTTGCTAACGCAACTAAGTACGACACAAGTGCAGTATACGTAACCCCTCGTGCGGAACTGCTAACCATCGCTAGGTCACTAGTCTCCTAGTCTCACTCACTAAAGAGGGCTAAGGTTTTACTTCCAATTCCGCCTTAGCCCTCTTTTTCAATCTCTGAGGGAACAATGAACATCATTACAACTGCTGAACAGTTACAAGAGTTTGTGGAGTACTACTCCAAAGTCAATGCCTTTGCATTTGACGTAGAAACAATCGGCGAAGACCGCCTATACCCAGTCATCAACGATGTCTGCTGGATTTCCTTTGCGACCGAGGGTCGCTCAGATGTAATACCTATGGGTCACCCTAACGGGGAACTTGATGGGTACGATAAGCCTTTGCTACTTGAGGGTCAGCGTCGCCTAGCATCAGGCAAAGAAATTTTAGACACCCACTATTCCAAAGACACACGCAAATGGGTGGCTAAGTTTGGTGAGGCTCCTAAGCAACTCAACCCTGCTGAAGTATTTAAAGCCATCGAACCATTGATGTTTAGTGACAAGTTAAAGGTGGCTCACAATGCTAAGTTTGATTTAAAGTCTGTAGCCAAATACTTTAAAGGTCGTGTACCAAGTAAGCCATACTTTGACACGCTGACTGCTGCATTCATAGTAAACAATTTAAACAAGAATGCCCTTAACCTAAAGGCATGCGTACAGCGTGAACTAGGCGTGGACATGAACAAAGGTATTGGTGAAAATGTTGCCCTACATTCTTTTAGCGATGTTGCTAATTATTCTGGCATCGATGCAGAATTAACTTGGGACTTATACAAAGTACTCAACGAAAAAATCACAGGTAACTTGCAAAAGGTATGGAAGTTAGAAATGGATGTTCTTGCCGCACTCTGTGACATGGAACTTACTGGGGCTTACATTGACCAAAACATGCTAGGTACCTTGGCTACCCAGATTGAACAGGACAAAGTTGCTGCTGAGGCTAAGGCGTACAAGATTGCTGGTAAAGCATTTCCCATCAACTCTGTTCCTACAAAGCAAAAGTTACTCTTTGCATCTCAAGATGGAAAGGCTCCAAGATGTCGCCCAAATCTAAAGTACTCAAATGTTCTTACAGACAAAGGCAAGGAACTTGTCAGGTCATTGCCTCGAAACGCAGACCTATCCGAAGCCCTAAATGAAACTCACTTCTCAGTATCAGCAGAGGCTCTAGAGTATTACCGAGGAAAAGATGACCTAGTAGACGCACTGCTGGAGTATCAAGACCTAAACAAACTTATGACTACCTATGTAACTCCTTACACAGGTGGCATGGTTAAGCGTGTAACCAATGGTAAAGAGACTAGTACCATGCGGAAGTCACTACTTATTAATGGTCGTGTCCACACCAACTTCAAGTCTCACGGGGCTGAGACAGGTAGATTCTCCTCCAGTGAACCTAACCTCCAGAACATACCCTCTTCTGGAGACTACGGAAAACTAGTTCGTGACCTATTCGTTGCTCCCCCAGGACACAAACTTATTGTTGCTGACTACTCACAAATTGAGCCACGCATCATCGCTTCATTTAGCCAAGACCCAATCCTCATAAACAACTACTTAACTGGTGGCGACATCTATACCACCATTGGTGACACCATGGGCGTAGACCGCAAGGCTGGTAAGGTTCTTGTACTTGCTATCTCTTATGGAGTAGGACCAGACAAGATTGCTAGTTCCATTGGTTGTACTGTTACTGAGGCTAAGAAGTTGCTCCGTGACTTTGAGGCAAAGTTCTCCAGCATTCCAAAGTACAAAGCCAAGGTAGTTCGGTTTGCTAAACAGTCTGGACCAATTCCATTTGTAGAAACTATCTTTGGTCGCCGTCGCTACATCCCCGACCTACTAAGTAAAGACCAAGGACTATTGTCTCGTGCTGAACGCCAAGCGTTTAACACAGTCATCCAAGGTTCAGCCGCTGACATCATGAAGTTAGCACTTGTTCGTGCCCATTCTTGTTTTGTTAATGAACCTCGCATAAATGTTGTGCTTACTGTCCATGACGAGTTAGTAACCATTGCACCCGATGAACTCGCTGAGGAGGCTGCGGAGGCAATCAAAATCTCTATGGAGGGTATAAGATTGAACGTATTAAACGTTCCATTAATCACAGAGCCAAAGGTAGTAAACAAATGGGGAGAAGCCAAGTGAGTCTTTTTAAAAAGAAAAAGATTAACCTATCCATGATAGACATGGCGTCCAGACTCCGTGGCTTTATACTTGATTCCCAAATACAAAACCCACACGAACTAGCAGAACTGCTTGGGCTGTCTGTTATCAGCGATGAAGTAGCCGAAAGAGAAGAAGAGGAAAGCGACATCCGTGTAGACCGCATTGCTCATTTAGTTCCTTTGGCTTACACCTATGCACATTCCTTGGCTGAAGGTTCCATAGAGTTTCAGAAAAAGAATGTAGCAGATTTACAAGGAATACCTGAAGAAGTTTGGATGTTCAGTCGTCGCATGGTCGAGCAAGTAGCCATGTCAGCAATGCTCGGTTCCATTTCACAATTAATTGACATGGGTTTATTAGAAATTCCAAAACAAAGAGGTAGAAGATGAACAATGCTGATTGGTGGGCTAAAAAATTAAACAACCCACAACAACAAACAACTAGACCTGACCCAACACCACAGATGCCACCTAGTCAACTGCCTATGAGTGCGATGCCCAGGTTTCCAGACCAAGGGCTACCCCCATTACCAGGGCAGAACAACAAAGCCCAGTCTTCTAAGCAGACTGCTACGTGTCCTGACTGCGGGTCAATCAACTTTATGGCTATTGAAAATGCGAAAGCACGCTGCTTTGACTGTGGGTACCCCACCGAACAGTCGGGGTCACGTTTCGGTGGTCTCGCTGGTGCACATGTTGAAGGCTCGGCGAAACCAGCACAAGGTAATAGCACTTCAGGCGGGTACAACCCACAACAAATTATCGGAAGAATCTAATGATTAACGCAGACGCTTTAAAAGTAATGGCACAACTAAACAAACGCTTTGGTACAGATACCGTAGTGATTGGAGGAGACATCCGTGGAGAACTTATCAAACGAATCACTACAGGAAGTACTACGTTTGACTACATCCTTGGGGGAGGGTTCCCAAGTAACCAGTGGAATGAACTTGTTGGTGAACCTTCGCATGGTAAAACCGCAATTGCCCTCAAAACTATTGCAGCCAATCAAGCCCAAGACCCAAACTTCACCACAGTCTGGGTTGCTGCAGAGCAGTGGGTCCCAGAGTACGCAGAGATGTGTGGAGTAGATACCAGCCGTGTCATCGTCATTGAAACCAACATCATGGAAGAAGCGTATGATGCGGTCATTGCTTTTGCTGAGTCTAAGTCTGTTGATGCTATTGTTATCGACAGTTTACCTGCTCTTGTCCCCAGTCCTGAAAGCGAAAAAACGATGGATGAAATGACTGTTGGTCGTGGAGCCCTAATCACTAACAAGTTCTTCCGTAAGGCTGGAGCCGCTATGAAGCGTAGTCTAACTGAAGACGAACGCCCTGTTCTAGGCATCATCATCAACCAATACCGTATGAAAATTGGTGTGATGCACGGAGACCCTCGTACAACTCCAGGAGGTCAAGGCAAGGATTACGCATACTTCACACGTTCAGAAGTTCGCCGTGATGAATACATTGAATCGGGAACTGGAGTCAACAAGACTCGTGTAGGTCAACGTATCAAGATTAGAACTTTGAAGAACAAGACTGCTCCTCCAAGTCGTACAGCGTATGTGGACTTTTATTTTTCAGACCACAGCATCTACAAGGCTGGAGACTACGACACCGCTAAAGAAGTTGCTGCAATGGTAATTGTTAAAGGCATTGTTGACCGCAGAGGCGGTTGGGTTTACTATGGAGAACGCAAGTGGCAGGGTCAAGAGGCTCTTGTCAATAGCCTGCGTGAAGAAGTAAACTTCTTTGAAGAGTTGAGGGAAAAGGTCTTATCAACACCAGACAGTTTTGTAGGAGGAACTGATGAGTAATAAGCGAGTAATAATAAACGATGATGCTTGGGCTAAGAAACTTGAAACCGAGTATGAAGAGTACATGTGGAACTGTGAGTCCATGGTTGATGGTGAAGAGCCTGATGACTTTGTAACCTTGTCAGGAGAACCGTTCTGTGGTTGTTCTACTTGTTATACACGTGAACAACTATTTTTCCTTATCCCTCGTATCATCGATGCTTCCCAGAAGGGTCAAGTAGCCGTTGAAGAGTGAAGGTCAGAAGCAGTCCCAGAAGCACGAGAAACGTCTCGCTAAAGCCATTGGAGGGCAAACCACGGCTGCTTCTGGGGCGTTCTGGTCTCGTAAAGGTGACGTCCGTAACGCAGACTTGCTGATTGAACATAAGTGGACAGGCAAAAAGTCAAAGACTATTCAGTCAGCAGAGTTGAAAAAGATAGTTACTGAAGCCATAATGGATGGTAGGTTGCCAGTGTTTGGCATCCATCTTGATGGAGAAGACTACGTCATCCTTATGGAGACTGACTTCCTGGAGTTATGGAACAAAGTAAATGAATGAAAACTGGATACATCAAGCAAGATGTAAGACAGCAGACCCTGAAATCTTTTTTCCTCCACGAGATAAAGAACAGTACAAACTTGTAGCCGCAGAGGCTAAAGCATTTTGCTTAGGACCCAACGGAAACAATCCATGTCCAGTTCGCAAAGAATGTCTGTGGTTTGCTATAGACTCAGATGAGCAACACGGAATCTGGGGAGGGCTATCTCACCGAGAACGCAACGCCCTAGTCCGTAAATGGCAACGCAAGTACAAGAACCAAATGACCTTAGAAGAATACATAGACCAATTAGATAAAAAGGAATACTAATGCCAACACCAAAGACCGACCTAAAGAAGTTTCTTGATGCCAAAGCAAAGCCATCACGTTTGATTGGCGACATCGAGCGTCACCTACAAAAGCGTCCAGTAGGAGACCGTAGCACCACTGTGTTGCACCCATCAGAAATTATCAAGAAGGATTGGTGCAAGCGTGCATCGTACTTCCTGTTGAATGGACACACTAAGATTGCCGAAAAGCCTAACCTACGTTTGCAGTCTATCTTTGACGAAGGTCACGCTATCCACCACAAGTGGCAAACATGGTTCCAAGAGATGGGCGTGTTGTATGGTCGTTTTACCTGTACCTCATGTGACTTCAGCATCTTTGACCTAGGCGTTATGGATTGCCCACAGTGCGGCAAGAACACTTTTGAATACCGTGAAGTAACTCTTAAGGATGACGAACTCCGTATTGCTGGGCATACAGATGGTTGGGTTAAGGATGACCGTGGAGACACGCTTATTGAAATAAAATCAATCGGTCCAGGAACTATCCGTAACGAACAGCCAGGGTTGTTTATGGATGCTGGTGGAGACTTCATGAAAGCATGGAAGAATGTTCGTCGTCCATTTGCCAGCCACATCCTGCAGGGTCAGGTATACCTAGAACTCATGAGCCGCATGGGTTATGTGGGGGCTAATGGAGAGCCAATCAACGAGATTGTTTTCCTATACGAACTTAAGGCTGACCAAGACTACAAAGAGTTCACAGTAAAGCGTGACTACGAGTTGGTACAGCACGTCTTTGATGGAGCCGCAATGGTTGTGGAGGCTGTCAAGAACAAGAAGGCTCCAGTATGTTCAAACAACTGGGCTGGCACTTGTAAGCAATGTGACCCATACACGGAGGATTAATGTCTGCATTAGAAAGATTTGGTGAGTGGAACTTACACTTTAATAAACCAGATACCGAACAAGTAACTCTGCCCTCAGACATCACAGATGTCAGTTCGGAAGAACTTGGCAATTTGTTTACTAGACTCACCGCTTGGACAGACTACATTGCCTCACAACTTGCAGTCGCACAGTTAGAAGAACGTGCCTCACAAAAGAAACTAGAGTTCTTAGAGAACACCCTGCTAGTTAAACGGATGGGTGCACACACCAAAGGTGAACGAGTAACTACAGTCAAAGCAGAGATTGCTGTCCATCAAGATGTAGTGGACTTGTCTAACGAGTACGAAGAGAAGTATGCTTATCGTAAGTTAGTAGAAATGCTATTGAACAACCACGAGCGTGACTTAGCGTTGGTCAGCCGTGAAATAACTAGACGCTCAAACGAAAACAGGAGAAACATCTAATGGGTAAAATGAAAGAAATTTATACAGAACTAGTCTCTCAGGGGTTAGACCCAGCGGAGATTGCACGTGAAGGACTACCTAATGGTGACTTCGAAAAGATGCCTAAGCATTTGCAAGACTTATTTCGTGACGCCGACCCCAACAAGGAGTTCAACGACGCAGTCCAGCAGAAGTTTCAACATGCAAAGCACGTACTTCTTAGCAAGCACAAAGACTACGGACCAACCAACATTAGCCTAAGCCCAGGTGGACCGTTAAACGGTCTGCGTGTTCGTATGCACGACAAGATGGCTCGTATCAATCATTTGATTGACTCAAAACAAAAGCCAGAGTACGAGAGCCTCAAGGATTCTTTCCTTGACCTAGCAAACTACGCCATCATCGCCATGCTAGTGCTGGACGATGAGTGGGACAAGCGTGGCTAGGTGGAAAGACCTGTACCTTAAATACAATCCAATGAATGCCAACAAACCAGCATCAATTGCCGACATCGCTTTTGACACAGGCGTTATTGCCGAGCGTGAACGTATCATTAAACTGCTAGAAACACAAGCGGAAGTTACAGGCTATGTTGAAATCGAACTTGGCAAACTTATCGCTCTTATCAAAGGAGAAATCAATGGCTGAAAAGTTTATTTGTACAGGATGCGGTCAAGACGCAGTCCAAGATGACTACAACTACTGTAATACTTGTGAGTCCTACAAGTACTTTGCATGGGTAGAAGATGAAGATGAGTAAAGATGCCAAAATGCTTTTTATTTCATTAGCATTGTTCTTTATAGCCTGTGTAATCATAATTTTTAATTCGCAACACGACTGCGGAACTATTGAGTACCAAGATTTAAGTGGCACACATTCTCAATACGAGTGCCACGATAAAAAGCCAGCAACCTGCTGGGACAAGTACGCCACAGAAGCGTTGGCAATACAAATGTGTGAAGGAAAATAACTATGGAGCAAGTACTTTGGATACTAGGTGGCTTTGCCATTGGCTACGTTGTTGTTAAGGCTGCACTAGCCTTAATTACTTGGGCTGAAAAACAAGAAAAGAAATGACCGAGAAACGGTTTGGGTCAGGCATCGATAACCCAACCTCAATCTCCATAGGCATTGACCAATCCTTAACAGGGTTTGCAGTCACCTTTCTTGATACAGATGCCCCAGACCAGTTTGTTACCTATGTCTACAAGTCTCCATACAATGGAGTCCAAAGACTAAAGGACATCTCTCGCTGGCTTATGGAGAAAATAGAGTCCTT